TGGTAGCACTGTTCTCGGTGGCCGCAATCTGTGGTTTATTATCTTGTTCTTAGCCGTAAATGACGGCATAAACCCCATTTATTACGGAAAACTGCGCTCTCGGTCTGTCGTAACATTCCGATTCTGGCTACAAAGCGTATTAACTACTTTGTTTTTCCACGCTGACGATTGTTTACCTATTTCGTCCATTAACTCGATGATACTTGCAAACTTTCCTCTGCCTTTTATCCACTCCCTTTCTCCGGCAATTCTCATTAGCGTTTTCATTGTCTCAAACTCTGCCTGAAACTCGGTTAGGTGCTTTACTGTCTCGGCTTTGTCTTTATTGATGTACGCCGCTGCTATCTCCTGCATCAGATTAACGCCAATTTCTTGCAGCTTTGCCCCGATGGTGAATTTGTAGGCACGTGGGAAATTGGGTACTATATCCAAAATGATGTCTAACAACTTTCGTGCATCTAAATAAATCTTTGTACTTGAAACTAATTTTACCGCCATTGCTTGTTTATTAAATTGCCTTATAATGGTACGGCTTTCGCCGTACCTAAAGGTTAAAGACTAAGAAATTAAGAACTAACTAATAAATGCTGACACTGCCCTAACTCTGCCCGCGTTGCTGGCCTTAGTGTACCAAATGTCCGCATAACCGTCGTCGAGGCTCAGATACCATGCGTTGGTAGCACCGCTCTCGGTAGAAGTCCAATACCAATCTTCAACTAACTGGGTGGCTCCGGTAATCAGGGACAAAGCATAATTGATTTTTGTCATGTTGGCATAAATCATAAACATTTCGCCCAACGATGGCAACCACCATTTACCTGCTGTCAAACCCTTACCATTAGCGTTGGCACGACTATACAGATTGCAGTAGCCCGGCGCATACTGCGTCGTATTGGTGATTGCATCGGCTTTGCTTGCCTTGATCGTAGCCGCCGTATTTGCCTTGCCGTTCCAATCGTTCATCGCTGTAACACGATCGGTTGTTGTCGTGCCGCCTCCGCTGATAGCTGCGCTACTCCACGTTAGCTTAGAAGTTGATTCGGTAGGGGCCACAACTAAGATTTTGCCGCCCTCGACAACTACCACGCCGTCGGCAATTTCGCCACTGTTCTGTAACGATGTCCACTTATGAGGCTTAACCATTAGTGGGTAATCATCGCTCTTACGGTGGTACATGATAAAGATACCATCGTATAAGCCGTTAAGGTTCATACCTGCCAACAAAGCGGTTTTGAGGTTAGCCAATGAAATAAGCGTAACCTTTCCGTTTGCGTCCGTTACCGGAAATTTCTGGTCGTTGTTGATGGTCGTTACTGTTGCCTGACCACTCAACTTTTTTGTTTTCTTTACTGCCATAATCTAAATTGTATTACTAAATTATTCTCCTGTAAATTGTCCGCTAATCGCATACCATGCACCACCAATACACTTAAAGCGTATATAGGCGTTTGGTTCCGTTGTAACGACGTCGTTTTTAAAATTGGTGTACTCAACATTAATTTTTTCTACCGCTATGTTGCTTGACACGATGGCTGCGTTTTGCTTAACATAAAAATCGTCATTGTCCTGTGCTTTAACGATTGTACGATAGCTTAAAGAACTCGACGGCGGCATTTTGGTAAAGATATTAATTTCTAAACCATCATAGTTAGCTGCCTTTGGCAAAACTATAAATGTCCGTTTTGTCGGATTCTCTACATAGTAGAAGTTGTACGGCTCGTTTACCGGGTCTATTGTGTATGTACTGCCGGGCGTTACTTTTCTGACTGTGCCATAAAACATATTGGCTTTCACTGATCCCTCAAAAGAACTATTACCTTTTACCGTAATGTTTTTGAAGGTTCCGCTATTGCAAGTAACGTTGCCGTCTTTTGCCTGAAAGATGATGTTACCGTTAGCGTCTTTCATGTCGATAGCCTCAACCCCCAAATTTTTGACTAAAGCGTACTGCGCTAACAGTATCTTTGTAGCCACAATTTCCACCGGGTCGGCTAACTTCCAAAGTCCGCTATTGGTGTCTGTTGCACTTCCTGGGTTATTGCTTGCAGTCTTGGTGTGCGATTTGATGCAAGAATAATAGTAGCCACCATACAAAACTACGTCCTTGTATTCCTCGCCGCTTGCACCTGATTGGAAAACATATCCTACGGCGCAATCGCTCCACGCTTGTGGGCCTCGCAGTGCCGGGCCTCTGTCGCCTTTGGCTCCGTCTTCTCCATTCTCACCACTTGCAATGTAGTATAGTGATTGAGCTGTTATTATAGCCCGGTTTGTGTCGATTGCCGTTACTTTAGCGTAAAGACTGATGGTAATACGTTGTTTGTCCGATACCGTGCCATTAATAACCATCGTGTCGCCTACGGAAAAATCAGATACATTTATGATTCCGTCCCAATTGACTGACCGCCCACTAAGTCCGTAGAACTGCGTCCACTCCTTGTAGGTATAGTTATATACGTTTCGGGATTGGGCGACAATTACGCCCTTTCCCTTGCGTATAAACTTAACTATTCTTGTTACTGACACTCCCATAGGCTACTTAACTCTCTGATGTTATTGTTACGCTGATGTCTCCACCACTTTGCAAACACATATCACGTGTTACGGCATAGCTTGCAACCGCCGTTTTTCGCTCGCTGTCACTATTCAGGTAAACACCTGCTGCATCTTTCACAACAAAGAAAAACTTAGCGTCTTTGATTGCTTGCGTGTTAGTTCCACGCTTGACGATCCACGGCGTGTAGGTTACTTTGCCGTTGCCGCTCTCATCTTCGCTTATCGCTTCGTCTTCCGGTGTCGGGCGTGCGTCGATGTCGTAGGGATCGGATGCGTCCATAACGCCCTGTATGTCCTTACCGATTTCAACGCCACTACGACTAACTGTTGCCCGGTACTCTCCGTATGTGTCTATGCTGCTGCCTGACACTGTAAGCGTCTGGGCGGTCTGTCCGTTGATTACCTCCCAACCACTGGCTCCCATCTTCTCCCACACATAGGTTAAATCTTTGGTGATTTCCTCGTAGTTTTGGTATGCCATTGCCTTTAAAACACAACTGCCGCCCTTGTCGGTAATAACAAAGCCCTTGTTATCTCCTGCCACGATTGTAACACGATAACTTGTACCTGTTGCTTTCTGCACTGGGATAGTATAGGTAGCTTGGATATTATCGCTTTGCGTGCCATAGCTGATAGCGGCCACCATTCTGATAGTTACCGGGGCAAAACCTGCGATTTCTACCAAATTCTTAACAATCTGTAAACCATAGTAGATGTTGTCGCCGCTTGGCGCAAACTTCTTAAAGTAACCTGCAAAAATGCCGCTCGATGTATCGCCGTTAAACTCGATTTTCGTACCATTAAAAAAGTACTGCATACTATCAGGCGTTGCCACTCCCTCGGCTACTCGGCTACTCATACAGACAAAGTTAAGTTTTGGTTTTGTCTGCTCAAAGTTTGGAAACACCCTAGTAACATCGGATTCTGTGCCCTCCCATTCTTGGTAGATGTCACCATCTGGGCACATGATCAATGCCGTATAAGTTCCTGCCTTTGCAATAAACTTAATCGTTCTGGTTGTACTCGCTTTGCTCATAGTTCCTTACTTTTTTGGTTTCACTTTCTGTTTGCTCACTCTCTGACGCTTCCGACTGTTGGCCGCCCTCTGCATTTTCTTCGTTGGCCTGGCCCTCGTTGCTGTTGCCGCCGTTGTCGGTGCTCTCTGTGTTCTCACCCTCACCATCTGCGCCCTGCTCGGTGTCGGTGTCGCCACCTACGATAGCATCATTAACGTTAGCCTTAATAGGCTGCTGAAAGCGTGCATCGGTTGCCATTGGCAAAGGTCGGCAAATAGTACCGTCCTGCTCGCTTCTCGCCTCATGCGGCATAAGTGCAATACCTCCAATCTTAACCAATATGTCGTTAAGTTGGGTTAGTGGGCCAAACTTCAACATATCGTTTTGCCAAAACAGATAGTTGCCATCACTTACCATGTTACGATCATTCTCCAGTTGCAAGTATCGTGCAACCAATGGATTTGCTTTAATGTATCTTGCCATAATCTTATATTGATTAAATTGTTATTTGATTAATATTACGCTATCGTCTGCATCAACGAATACTGCGCCGTCGCTGTCTTCCCATGCACACGTAGGGCCAACGTCCTTAACGTCCAAACCATAAACACCGCCTAACGTCTGGCTAACCTTTCCAGTTGAAAGTGTTGGTGTCATTCCATGCGCTATGAGCGAATAGTTAAGCGTTCCTGACTGTGCGTTGGTCGCAACATACCAAAGCGGCAATAACTCACGCTCCGGGTTGTTGATCATGCCGTTAGTGTTCCAAATTTTAGCCGTTGGCGCAATCTCTAACAAACCACTTGGTAGGTTGGTAGGTAGTTCGCCGATGTCGTACTCAAATTTTGGGATTCTACGAATAAATGCCACTAACTTAGTAGGGGCGTTGTCCGATAGTGTTACGCTGCTTGGGTTTCCGTCCGGGCTATACTTTGCCCTGCATCGTAAATAAAGCTCTGTACCCATAAGGCTACGATTAACGGTACAACTGTTTCCGTCTTCTGCTACCGCTACATCATAGTCTAACGTGGTGTCGCTGCCTACGGCGGTAAATGTTCCATCGTCTCGCATTACCTCCCACACAAACAAACGCTTATTCTCCGGGCACTCATTAACACCCAATCTCAATGATGCGTGTACAGTCTGTATGTCCGGGTCGCTCAATGGGTTGTAGATAGTTTGGGCGGCTGCATCCAATACCAGAAGTGGCGTGTATGTTGTGGCGTTCTTGCATTGCACTTGGTGCGGCTTGATGATGTGGTACACCTGATTAGTACGTGGGTCTTTGTAGTCTGCTTCAAATCGTAGATTCATAGGTATCTGCGGTTTGGCGTTCTTCTTGATCCTAATACGTCCTGCCTTTGCACCTTTGCTGATTACCTCAAAGTCTGGGTTAGTGCTATCTATCACGGTGTCGGCTGCTCCTTTGTTCACCTCATACCAGACTACGTTAGTGAGGTCTTGATTAATCAAGCCCGGCGTTAAAACCTCGTCTTTATCAAGCCTACTGATATTTGGCTGCACTATTAAGTTAGATGCGTCTATGGTGTAATCAGGCGTATATGTGTCGGTGTCTGCGTCGTAGTTCTGACTATCCGATACGCCGCCCTCAACCACCATGCTAACATTAATTTGCAGTGGCTTAAAGTTGAAATCAAATCTTTTTGTCTTCATAACTGCGCTATGTTTAAATTAATACTCGTAACTGACTGCCGCCGTTGCTGCTTCGTTGCCCATGCCGTCACGTAAAGTAACGGTAGCCGTAAAGCGTATAACTTTAGGCATATAGCCGTTAAAGTCCATGTCCTCGGCTGTGAGGTGTAAAGACTTTCCGGTATTGGCGTGGCGCAAACTCCAAACGTTGTCGCTTGCCGTTCTCTCGTTTCCCTCTGCGTCCTCGCTGTATCTCGTCCACATTACGTCTGCGTCCAAAATATCGTCTGTGATATTCATATTATACAGGGTCGCCACGATGGTTAGCGTGAGGTCTATTTTGTCCGGGTCTAAGATACTTTCAGGCTCTTGGAAATCTACGGCAAAGTCTGGGTTTCCCTCGATCATCGCCCAATCGGTATTGTTCCATGCCGGGGCGGTCGTTGTGAGGTTCTTGCAACATCTGTACTTGCAGCCATTAAACCAAACGTCTGATGTCTCATACTCCCCGGTGTCCGGGTTGATAGCATCACAATAGTACTTACCGCTTTGCGTCCACGCCCCACGATCCACATACGTAACCAACGGCTTACCAGTCCATTTGTTAAGTCTGATAACGTCCATTGTGACGATACCCGGTATATACATATAGTCTAAACCGTCACGTATCGGTAAAGGGTTGCCGTTATCGTCCAATAACTCGTACACAAATTCGGGCAAACTGCCGAAAGCTGCACCATAGTTGGCACTATCCAAAATCGGTTTAGTCACTCCCTTTAGCTTGACGATTCGCCCCTCTGTACTCGATAGGTACAAACAATCTTGCCGTTTCGTGTCCGTTTGGTTTCCCCATCGTGCAATCTTCATCATTTCGCATGGTGGGTAATTCTTGCCGCTTGGTACTTCGGTGTCCGGGTACTGCGTCACCTCTATGTAGTTGTTAGCGGTATTAACGCTATTAACTCTAAACCATGCCGTGTAATACTTGCCGCTTCCCTGCGCCAAAGTATTGATGATACCTTTAAGCACATTGTTTTCGGCTTGGGCGGTAAAATATCCGTCCCATTTGCTTCTCAGGTGCAAACCAAAACAACCATCGCCCAAATCGTCCACGCTTTCGATTGTGTCCGCTTCTGTTAGAAGTTGGTCGCCCTCGATTGCAGACAATCGGTTTACTATCAATTCCAGACACTCAAAGTAACTGCGCACTCTTAGGCTTTCCACCTCGGCGTTACCTTGTGCGTCAATACCTGCGCCCTTACCTGCATACAGGGATTCGACAAACTCACCAAAGTGTGCGCCGTCCTTGAATATTGCCAAACCGATAGCCGTTAAGCCTTGCTGAAAAGTAATGTGCCCTTTTGCTATGTCGGCGGTAATCTTCGACAAAAAGCGGTCGTTAATCGGGCTATCCTCTGCAACGTCTCCGGCTAAATCGGAATAGGCGGCACGGCTCGCATATCCGGCACGGTTTGCGTACTCGGCTTGCTCTGCGTGCGTTGCTATGTCGGCTTTGGCTGCGTGCTTGGCTTCCTCGGTCATTTTGCCGATACTTCCATAGCTGCCACCTCCGGTGGATGCCCCACCGCTGCCGCTGTTCCTGGGTTTCGCTATCTGCTTAACTTCGATCATGTGCCAATCTCCTTTAATGTGAGGTCGGCACGTCCCTCAATAAGGTTTCTGCCGATGCCCTGCACGAAAAATTCTTTGTTCAAAGCCTCGTGGCGGTAATGATTAAACAGGCTAACAACATTATCAATGTCCCTTAGTTTCTGTTCCATTACGATACGTGGCTTATGGTATTCAGTATAATAACTATCCACGTAGATTTGTTCGGGCTTCGCCTTAACGTTGCCGTTTCGGTCGTACACCTCTAACACTCCGTCCCCGGTTGATATATTCAGCGGCGTGGATAACTTCACCGTGTTACTAACTCCCAACTGGGCGCACTCCGTAGCGGTCAATGCCGAATTTATCTTAAACTCCAAATCGTCCTTTTTGTTTACAAAGGTTTCTTTGGTGTCGCTCATATAGATAATATCGTTATCATCATTGCCATTACTGATTAGTCCATTATCACTATAAACTTTAACCTCAAACGACTTTATCAGGATGCTACTAACATGGGCTAAAAGCGGTACTGATGAGCTGCTCCACTTTGTATGCCTGAAAAAGGTAGGGTGGCGGCGTGTGATAACGTCCCATGTAACATTAACCGGGCCTAATATCATAAACCTAACCTGCCCACTTATCTTGTCGCCCTTGGTAATCGGTATCGCTATGCCCTCCACATCAATACCCATCTTATAGTCGATGTTGTTTTGGATGCTGAACTCTGTGCCTACCAGTTTGTCGCCTACTTTAGGGTCAAAGCCAATAGTAAAGCATTGCTGATAATATTCATCATCGCTTTGGCACTCGCTCCGCTCCTTGTATTTCTGCCAAACAAAATCGGTTGTCTGCCCCTCGGTTCCGGTCTCCACTACGCATTTATCACCGATAACCAACATACAGGCTAATACGGCTACCTTACTGATTGTGTCGGTACTGTCGCCTATTGCGCTGTACTTAAATTCGTATTCCTCTGGGCCTTCCCCGGTATATGGATAAAATCCGCTATCTGCGCCCTCATGCCATGATACTTCTTTGTCCGGTGTCTCGGCTTGCCAATACTGGCGGGTGTAATACCTGCCGTCACCATTGTTACGGCTTGGTACGGTCTGATGCCATACGTAGATCATGCCCTTTTCTATATTCTGCGGCCACATCGTCCACTCCTTGTTATGTAGGTTGGTGTACGTGTTGGTCCGTCTCATTATCGGGTTTAAAATAACCTTACCCGACAATACTATATAGTTGGTGGTTTCCTCGTCTGGCGGAGAAAAAACGCCCCCTGACTTGTTACCAGTATAGACGGCATACGGTATATTTTTCTGTATGTCTGTCACACTCGGGTAAGTCTTGTTTTCGTCATTATCCACGCCATTGCCATTAACCGACACTACCAAATAGTTAGTCATGTTCACCTTAGATGTCGGGCTATTATCATCATTGGCCGTGTTCATCTTGACGCTTCCCAACGCCATGATAGCCGCCCCCGGTGCTTGCCCTAACCAATCAGGCAAAGCGTGTTGGTTTGTCCCCTCGCTGCCGAAATAGTCCACGATGTCTATATCTGTGTTGCCTTTCATCGGAAACGTCCATTGTTTGTTACGCATCACCTGCACGTACCAATCAGTAATAGCACCTGCGCCATACGTGGTTTTTTGGTTGTGGGTCATAGCATAAAAAGCATTATAGGCGGTCTTTCCCTCTCCGTCGCTTGAATACTCGGTGAGGTACTTTTGCTTATTGATGTATGGGCTAACCAACAAATCATCGTCCAATGGGCTTTCTATCACGCTTTCGATGTCTTCCACCTTGGCGGTTAATAGAAGTTGGTTATATACGTCGCCTATGCTTATCGTGGTATCGCAATCGGCTACGTTAGCCAAAGAGATTGTCACGGCTTGCTGTGGCGTTGTCTTAGTGCCGTTGGCTACGATGTCATGCCAAATAATCTTATTGGGTGCCGCCTTGACGGATTCCAACGAAAAGATATAGAAGTTAAAGCCGTCCTGCACGATATGTAAGTTAAGGTACTTAAAAAGTTCCTCCAACACTTCGTCTTGCTGCCAAACGTCGCTTTCATCATCGCCCAAAAACAACAAATCAGATATAGAAAGCTGCCTAAACACTTGGTATCGGTTTGCGGTCTGCGCATCAACTGCCTTGCTGCCATCATACCAGAATTTAATATTTTGGTTGCCCAATATATCCAGTCCCCCGGTAACACCTTGCAGTATCTCGGTAGCAATATCGTAAAAACTACGCTGCGCTGCCTCTGCCTTGACGAAAGCATAGATAACGCCCAATGCGCCCACATTCTTATACTTGCTATACTGCAAAGCACTAAGCGCATCAATGCAATTTAATTCCAGTTCGTCCCATCTGTCGTTATATGGCTGCGACAAAGTTTGTGGCTCAATGAACCCGGCAAAGATACACGTATCGTTTTTATAGATGTTTACGACTGCATCACGGCATGAGGTACTAAAAAGGTCTTTAATCAGGTTGCCGCAAAGCAATCTTATTTTAGCCGAATTTCTCAAAAGCACATCGAAAGTGTCGTTTACCTCATTCTCGATTTCTGCCGGATCCTCGCTAAAATATACATCTGCCTTTTCCGTACCTATTTCAATAGTCTGCGTGCGATCTTTCCCGGTAACGATGTGTACCGTTATCGTATCGCTCTGCTGAATTAGAAAACTGCCGTGTATATACATATTAACTGATTTTTATTTGTTACACATTATAGTTCTTACCGCTTTTTTTCGCCACTCGCTTAACATCTGTAATCATGTCAAGTATCTTGCGTGCGTTGGCATTCATATTGATGTTTACCTCCGTGGCTGTCGGTTCAATGTCGTTTGTTATGTTCTGCATCGTTACCGGCTGTAACCTCCGCTCCGTAAAGGTAGGCGGCTGAAACTTGCCGTCGATCATGCCGAACAATCGGGCTTGCTGAAACTTGTTTAGTATCATCTCACCGCTGTTCACTCGGGCAAACTTCTTGTCGCCCGATGTAGAAGTACCGCCGATAACGCCACCAGTGGCAAATCCTGAAACTGCTGCGAGTGCCGCAATAACTGCCGCCACACCTGCCGCAATCGCTACCAGGTTCAAAGGAAATGGCATTTTTGCACCGCTCGCCGTGGCATTTGCTACCGCTTCGCCGCTCTTGGCTGCCGTGTTGGCTGCAGCTGCTGCCGCTTCTCCTGCCGTTGCTGCTGCATCGGTAGTGGATGCCGCCGCGTGTGCTGAGGTTGCAGCCGTGAGCATACCGAACAACTCCACAATACCCTGTATGCCCTCGGCAATGGAAATGAAGCCGTTAATAAGTCCCGTCACCTGCTGCCAGGCATCGCCGTTGCCCTCCAGCGCATCACTTATGCCCTGAATGCCGTTGCCTACGCCTTGGATGTTTCCCCAACCGCTTTTGATGTCGCCAAACACCTTGTCAAAACCCTTGCTGTCAAGTTCAATCTTTATAGGCTTCAATCCGATTTCTGCGAGTTGTCGGTTTATCTCCTCAATCTCTTTCAGTGCCTCGTCCTTGCCTATGATTCCTATCTCGTAGTCGGTTTGTATGCGGCTTGCCTTATTCTGGGCGTTGCTGTGGCTCTGTCTCTTGTCGGCTGCACTTCCCTGCACGATGTATGTCGGTTCTGTCTCTGCCTTGATAGATACCTTACCCTTTGTAGTTTCGTCTATCTGCCGTTGTATGTCGGCTATCTTGGCATCGGCTTTCACCCTTGCATCTATTGTGGTGGCTTCCTCAAACTCCTGCTGTGCGTCGTGCAACTTTTCTTGCAGTTCCTCGATGTAGGTTTTGAAATGTACCTCTATCGGCTTAACGCCCAACTTTTCAAGCTGCTTGTTAATGTCGGCTATCTGCCTTTCGGCATCTTCCTTGCCGATAATTCCTATTTCAAAGTCCTGCCTTATCCGGTCTATGTTGTGTTGTGCATTGGTTCGGCTCTGTCGTTTGTCGGCATCGCTTCCCTGCACAATGTATGTTGGTTCTGTCTCTGCCCCGATGGATACCTTACCCTTTGTAGCTTCGTCTATCTGTCGTTGTATGTCGGCTACCTTTGCATCGGCTTTCACCCTTGCATCTACGGTCATGGCGTTGCCCATTTCCTTTTGTGCAGCCGCCAACTGCGCCTGTAGTTCCTCTACGTGGGTTTTCGGTTCATCTTTCTTGTCGTCCTTGATGGTCGTTTTCTTCGGGGTATCCTTAGCGTGTGGGGTAGTCGGCGTACCAGCCGTAATAAAACTACGTGCTGTGTTCAGCCGTGTGGTGAGCTGCTTTTGTGTGTCACCAATCTGTCGGTTTACGGATTCAATTTCTTTATCTACACTATTAATCTGTGTGTTTCCGGAAACATTCGTACCGTTGTACCTCTCTGCTCCAACCTTGGTAAATCTCCACTGCCCATCGCGGCCAACCTTGCCGTAACGATCGCTACGCCAACTTTCGGGTACGATGTCACCCTCTTTGGCGTGTCTGCCTCCCTGCTTGGCATCGTCGGCAATAGTCTTGGTGATCTTCTGCTTTTTATCAAGCAACTCAATTTGACGCTGATACAAAGCCGTGAGTTTTGCCGCATACGCTGCCGCCAATGCCCTTTGCTTGAATGCCTCCACCACTGCATCGGTCTTGCGGTTAAATATGTTCTCGGCTTCCGTCACGTTACCGATTTTCAAGCGCAATTCATTGAAAGCACTTTGGTTATCCTTTATCCACGCCATTTTCTGCTGCTCTGTGGATAATGCGCGCCAACCTGCTTTCAGTTTCTCATATTTCGCCATGAGGTCGGCGTATGTGTTCTTTAGCGCACTGTCGTAGGCGGTTTTTATGTCGTCGGCTGCATCGCCAAAGCCTTTCATGCTCTCGGCTGTGTCCTCTGCCTGGGTCTGCGCATCTGCCGACTTTGAGGTAAATGCCGCTATAACCTCAGTAAGCGCAACGATAGCCACGCCAACGCCTGTAGATATTAACAAACCCTGTATGGCAAGTTTCAGCGTTGTGGCACTCACCGCCGCACCGCGAAATGATGCAGACATTACTTGCACCAAAGCATTCATACGCACCGATGTAGCGTTCCATACAAGCGAAGCGGCATTCATTGCCATTGTGCGAACCTTGACAATAGCCTGTATCTTTGCAAGATTCTTCAAACCGCTAACCATTGCAGAAACGGCAATCACGGTATTGCCAATCTGTGCCGTAATGTTGAGTACCGGCATAATGCCACCCATCGTTGAGGCTATAGCGTCGCCCACTTCTGCAAACTTGTTTTTGAGTATCTGCAAACTTGCCGCTCCGCTGCTGCTCATAATGGAAAAAGCATCGTCTATAGTTCCGGCACTGCCTTTCATTGCTTCCACGTTTTCATTAAACTTGGCCGCGAGTTGTCCGGTGAGTGGTCCCAATGCTCTCAGGCTCTCGGCACTGCCGAATAACTTACCGTAGATTTCCTGCTCCAGCATACCGCTCTTGCTGGCGTATGCCTTAACGTTCTTATCTAAGTCGGTGAGGAAATTACGCATACCTCCTGCCGCCTTGATAGCTGCTGCATCAAACTCGATGCCCATTTGCTGTGCCATCTTGCTTGCCTCGCTCGACGGCTTCACCAAAGCGGTAAAGATAGCGGCTAACTGGGTGGAAACTTCTGCCGTGTTACCGCTCACGCCCGTAAGCGTTGCAAAGGTCGCCATAAGTTCGTCAATGCTTACACCCAAAGTGGCGGCATTGCTCGTAACTTTCGGTAGGGCTTGTGCAAGCTGCTCGAACGATGTTACACCATTCTTGGCCGTGAGCTGTATTTTATCCTGCACATCGCCTGCCTTGTCCCACGACAAACCATAATTCTTGATAATGGTAGATGTAACCTTTACAGTCTCGCCCAGATCAGCAATACCGCCCACGGATGCCTTAGCCGATTTCTGCAAAAAAGCTATCCAGTTGTCTTCAGGCACGCCATTGCTGATAACCTGGTACAATCCGTTAGCGAGTTCGTCACGTACTACCGGAATGCTTTTTGATAACTCGGCTACCTGTCCTTTGAGTCTGGCAAAGTCCTCGCCGCTCTTTCCTGCCATCGTGTTAGCGGCGTTCATGGCTGCGCTGAAACTGCGGCTTTCCTCGGTAACGCCGTTGAGTGCTCCCGAAATCTGCGAAATGGCATTGGTAACGTTATTAGCCGCCATTACCGCCTGGTTGAAATTAACCAAAGCCGCGTTTAGTTTTTGGCTGCTCGTCTTGGCAGAATCAAGCACCCGGCGCAACTCTTCCGCTGTAGAAGTTGCTGTAACCAACTGCTCTTTGCCGTCAACAACCAGTTTAACGTTAAATTTTATTTCTTTTGCCATATTTTCAGCGTATAAGTAACTAAGTAATCAATATTTTTTGTATCTTTGTGGCGAAGCATTTAAACTAAGCGTTATGGAAAAGGATTATAAGAACATCAACCGCATATCAGAAGCCACAACCAACGATGTAGCGAGTAAGCCCGATAACGAAATCAGGGCAGAACTTGTTAGTGTCGAAGTCGTAGGCGAGGATACGCCGCGCAAGCATTCAAACAAATATGAGGCTTGGGGCGTAATAGCCTTGTTGTCTCTTGTTGTCTGGGTTATCTGCCTGACGTATTTTGCTTTCAATAACCAATCGGTTAACGGCTTGTTAGCCCTTGGCGGCTCTACCGCATTGTTCTTCCTGTCTATTGGGCAAATGGTGCTTACAAGTTCCGAAGAACTGAATGGCGAAGCTATTTAGCCGTTTTCCACTTTTCCCAACACCTCCTCAAAACGTTTTAACGCATCTTCCTTAGATACTGCCGGGGCTGCTTTCGTATGCTCCGGCTTTTTCTTCTCCCATGGAAAGGGTAGAAGTCCGTGGGGCGTTAGCCCTTTCTTTGCATACGGCTGTATGGTTATTGCCGCAAGCATACGCATACGTTCCCAACTGTCTTGATACTGCGCCGTCCGCTCCTCGCTGTACGCCTTGTATATGTGGCTGAACTCCTCGGGCGTGAGGGCGCAAAAATCATTGTAGGGCAAACCGATGTTGCCAACGGCTATGCCCAGAATGTCGAAGATGCCTAACTTTTTTTTTCACCCTCCGTGTCGGTGTCCTCGGGTGCCTGGTCTGCCGTGGCGTTCACGGTGTCCGTCCACTTGTTGAGGTCTTCGGGCGTGAGGCTGTCGGCAAAGTCCATAAGCGACATATTGAACTTTACGCCATCGTGCTTACAGGCTGACGCCACGCAACAAAACAGATAGGCGCACATATCCGATAGGCTGTTGCCTAACTCCGTCACCTCCTTGCCGGTCTCTTTCTTAAAGCGAAGCATAGCCCCCATAGTCTGCCTACAGGGGTATGCCTTGCCGTTGATCATGATTTCAATCTTTGGCATAAATCAACAATTAACTAATAATTCAACAAATCAAACATTTATCTTAATCGTTCTACACCGATGACGCATCCTTGCCCGGGTAGGTCTCAGGCTCGCCGTCGTTCTCCAAAGACACGCTGTAAGTAGCATCGTCCTGCGCCGGGCTTGTCTCCTCCAATGATGCGATAACAAAGTTACCCTTTACATAAGGTGTCTCGTCGCCGCCTCGCTTGAATGCCTCAACCTCTACACTTGCGCCCTTGCCCCAAAGTGGTGCAATCTGCTCGTGTCCGTTCTCGGTCTCGCCATAGAAGCGCAAACCCTCGGCACTGATAGAGATAGACAAACCAGTCACTCCCTTGCCCTTCCAAAGTCCGCTGCTCTTGGCGGCACTCGCTACAGGCTTGACGGCACGGTCTTTTGTCTCGCTGTTGAAAGTGAGGGTGTGGCTTGTGCAATGTCCCACCGCCTTGCCTCCAACCTTAAGCAAAAGGTCACTACCATTGATATATCCAGTATCTTCCATAACTATAAAAATTAGATGGTTCTAAATTACTTAAATTCTGACTTGATAAACAAGCTGCTGCACAAAGGCATCATCCTCGTAGCCCTCTTCACTGTCGGCAAGCGTACAACTGCGCATCTTCACGCCGTCGCGTTCTCCGCTTGCGTAGTCGAGTGCCTGGCGCACTGCCTCGGCAAGCTCCACGCCCTCGGCATACTTTGCCGTATAGCAAACCACCTCCATAGTCACGGTGTCGGCTCCCGGCGTTCCCTGCTTAGTGGGATTGTGTGCCAATGCCGCACGGCGATATAATATATAAGGTAGTTGGGCGTTGTCTATCACGATGGGGAAAACCTTGTTTGTTCTCCGCTTCACTTCCTCGTTAGATAGAAGAATATCGCGAATAATGCTGCCCGCGCTTAATGATGTCTTTTTCAGTGCCATAGCTATATGTTATAAAAGTCCCTGCTTTCTTGCCGCTTTTTCCACGTTGTTCTGCAAGTTGTTGAAAAGGTTGGTTTCCACGCTGTCGGCGGTCTGCCGCTCTGTCTTGGCGAGAAAAGCATAACGCCTCATCTTGCCACGGCTCCCACCGCCTCGTAGATACTGCCTTATTTTCTTGCCCGTGAACCTGCTTTTACCGAAAAACGATGAAATACGCCGCCCTACATGTCTTTGGCGTGTTCCGTCCTCTGCCCACATCAAAACAGGCTTTTCCATGTTCTGACGGTTGAGGTGGATGCCCTTGCGCCTACCATGTGGCTTAACGCTTACCATGAAGCCCAGGCCGTAGCGATCGGGGTAGGTACGCACATAGATGCCGCTTGAAAGACTGCGCTTTGTGCCACTGCCAATGCCGCTTTGTCCCAGATTGGAGACTGCCGCCTTTTTCAGGCGGTTGCCCTCCCTGCGCATGGCACTTCGCATAGCCTTGCGTTGGTCTTTCACGTCGAGTGCCTTGTAGACATCGGCAAACGGCTTGTTGATGTCGGTAACGGTTTCTTTCATCGTTCTGGCTGCATATACATTAAGAAAACAGACTATTGCAAAATCTGACTACTCGTTTACTCGTTCACAAACTAAAGTGTTCATACCCCTATCAATGTTTGGGATGATGGCAACTACCGTATAAAGATAGCCACCCAACTGCTGCACCCTCCAGTTTTCTTTAACTGGGTGTGCGTCCCTCACATTAAATTCAGTCCGATAGTCGGGGAAATGTTCGCCCACTTCCTCGCTACGGTTTCCGCTCTGCTTCTTCCTCTCTGCCCACACTGTGCGTATAGGCTCGTAGGTTGTCGCTTCCTCGCCGTAGTCGTTTGTTGTTGCCGTAGGCTTCAACAACTGCAAACGATATTTCATTTCTCCTGCTCTCATTCCGCTAATTTCCGATAGGGTTTAATTAAGGCTTGTAGCGAATCAGGCACGGCGTGCATCTGCACGCTGCTCACACTTTCACGCTGATTGTACCAATGTGCGCCCAACATCATTATAGCGTGTTTTATGGGGGTAGGTACATCATGTCCGTTACCCATCTGCGCCAATTCCTCTTGGGTTCTATTGGTCGCCGTGATAACTGCGCTTTCTGCTGTATCTAATAGATGCTGCAAATACTCGTCATCATCGGCGAAATCATCAGCCCTTACGTGCTTTTTGAAAAGTGCCAAACTCACTACTGCCATAACGTTATAACTTTATAAATTGTGATTACTTACTTAATCCATTGGTGCCTGCCGCTGCCGCTGCCGGGTCCTTAGACAACATGGCAAACGCCTCCTCACGCAATGTGGTAATAGCGTAGTCGGCATTGAGCACGAAGTCGATAGAGTTCTTACGTGCGAGTGTATAAGGGTCGATGATGATTGACATTTCACCAAACAAGCCCTGTGGGGCATACTTGAATGAGCCGAACAATACCGAGCCCTCAGCCACGTATGAGCTACAGAATACCGGTACACCCGAAATCTTGCCGTTCTCATCAACGATAGCCTGGTTTGCACCGCTCCACTTTGGCGTACCCTCCAAAAGTGCCTTTGTGGTCTCTGTCATTACGTAGCAAAGTCCCTCCGGCATGATGTTGGCGCCCAAAACAATGCCCTTGAGTGCAAGAAGCTCGGCGAGGGTAGGTGCTTCACCCTTATAAGTCTTCTTGTTAGCTGCCTTGAGGTTGACGAATGGGCCTACAAGATTTGTAGCCTTTGCCACCTTTACGGTGCTGAACATGATTTTATTCATAAGGGCGGCTGCCGCAACTGGCATATACTGGGTACATACAAGCTGCAAAAGGTCGTCGGTCTCGTTGAGCGCTTCACGTGTGATAGGCACGGCTACGCCCATACGCTCAGGCTTTGCGATAAGTTTTGTAACGTCAATCTTGGTATCACCCAGTTTTACGCCCTCATCATTGATGGTTGCCTCGAAAGTCTCGATTACAGGCCACTGATAGTTGCCTTTCAGTCCGGTGAGCAATGGCGAACCGATTGCCGAAAGAATGGTCTTTGCATACAATGGTTCTACGATGTCGCCCATGGTGACCGGTGACGGATTGGTAGAACTGCCCGGATTGAGATAACCCGAAGTGTTGCCGCCAAAGTCAGAAGCCACGGCGCGGCTGATTTTCAACTCAAAACGCTTGCCGTTCTTGATGCACTCGCGCATCTGCTTGTTAGCCTCCTCGATGTCCTCACGGCGCATAACCTCAATAGTAGGGGTAGCCGCCTTGATCTTCATTTCGAGGATGTCCATTTCACGGTAAAGGGCTTTACGCTCTCCCTTTTCCGCATCGGTGAAGTCTTCGCGCTCCTTGTCGTTCTCCAGGCCCTGCGCAATTTCTGCGAGGCGGTTTTTGATTACGTCCATGCGCTCGTAGGCTTCACGAAAATTAAACTTTTCCTTTTTCATCTGTCAATGATTAAAATTAGTAACTAAAAAACATATATATAGAAGCCGCCTCTACAGATTGCGGCTAACACTTGCTATACGCTCGCGCACCTCATTGATACGTTCACGCTTCTTGCTCTCGTCTATCTGCTTGGGCTTCGGCTGCTGCTCAAACTTGATGCCTGCCGCTTCCACCTCACGTTTGCTTACGTCTGTCTGCTCGTAGGCTGGGTCGGTGGTAATGGTAAAGTCGTAAACGTTGTCAATACGCTTCACGTGGCGCAAAAGAATATCCTCGCCGTCGTCGCCTTTCTCGTCCAGACGCTCGTAGCTCACGGCGTTCTCGCTGTCGTCCTCATCGGTGGAATAGATGAATGAGCACCCGGCAATATCACCACGGCTTACCAGTTCCAAAGCCTTGTCGCCGTCAACCGTGTGTGGCATTTCTGCCCAGAACTTAACGCCCACCTTGTCAACCTCGTAGCTTAAAGTACCATTGCCCTTGTTGCTTCGAGCCAAAACCAACTGGCGGTCGTGGAACATAGTAAGTTTGATGTCCTGCTTATCCAGCATCTCACGTGTAACACACCCAGGCTCCAGCACCTCGTAATAGTTGTTCCACCAATCACATAAAAGGCGGCTACGTACACCGAACTTCAGTGCATAGCCCTCAATCGTGCGGCTTTCCGCTCCGTCGGTAGCCTCACGAATGCGAAGCCCCGACACAATAGCTATTGTTCTTTTCTTTTTCATTCTCCGTTGTTTTTATCGTTGTTGTCATTTCCCTTTGCGGCTGTGCCCGATAGCTTTTCACTGCCCAGCGGTGCAAGATTGGTAGAAAGATAAACCGTATCGCCTCCGTCAATGGTAGGTTGGTTTTCCATCCTGCGCCAATCGTTCACGGTGTAAATTCCGCTCTCGATCGTCTTTTTCTGATAATCGGCGAGTGACTGCAAATCCATTGAGTAAATACCCCGGCGGTCAAACAGAAAACGGCGTTTGCAGCACAAAGACCGCGGTATCAGCTTTCGGGTCAGTTCGCATTCTATACGCTTCAATATCGGGTTGAGCGTGTTGGAAAGAAAAGCCACGTTTGCCATTTCGGCACTTTTGTAGTTGCTGCTCGTATCATCGAACACGAAAGACGGGTGAACACCAAAGAAACGGCATATTTCGCGCACCGTAAACTTTCGGCTCTCCAGAAACTGCATATCAGTAGAAGAAAGCGAAATTTGCTTAAAGTCCACCTGACCGGGCAAACTAACTATGCGCTCGCCCCGGCTGAAACGGCTATCCACGCTTTCGGCGGTCTTCTCCAGTTCCTTGTCCTGGTACTCGCCAAATCCCGTAGTAGTCTTGTCGTTGCTGATAATGCCGCGAACACTGCCGCCATTGGTAAACCGGTTCTCCGTCTCCGCATCTCCTGCCGTGGCAATATCCATCGTGCGCCTTGCGTGGGTCAGCACGCTTTCGCCCCTGCGCCCGTCTGAGGAATGCAAGTAAAGGTGTATGATGTCCTTTTCCTCGAATGTGCCGAACACTCCATTATAGGCATCGGCTATGTAGTAACGGCTGTTCAGTGGGTCGTGGGTCACGGTGTGAGGTCGGCAAAGCACTAAGTCGGTCAACTCTCCCAGTACATAGCGTGGGTAGATGTAGGCATTTCCCTCAATGAGCATCAGGCGCACCGCCATCGTCCAGAAGTCAAACGCAGACATTTCGGGTTGGGGCTGCACGGTCAGAAGATAATGCAGATCACTTGCCGTGTCTTCCTGATAGCGTCCATCCCTGCACCGCATGTACTGCAAACGTAGGCTCGCCACGCTCTCGCTTAGAAGCGTCACGCACCGATATACCGCTGCAACCGTCATGGCATCACCGCCCCAGGCTGAAAACACCGCCACGCCGCCACCAGTCCTTACGGTGGTGGGGCGCGCGGTGCCGGCTGTGTCAGCACCTGTTGCCTCACGGCTGAAAAATCGTTTTATACTGTTCCAAAATGTTGCCATCTGTCGTTTCATACAAAACCGCCAAAGCTACGACAATTTGAATGCTGTCAACTATCTTACTGTTTTCGCTCCGGCGGTGTTCTGTCCTTTAATTATGTATAATATCTCCGAGGCCCTCACGCCAAACGGCTAATGAGCCGCTACAAAAATACAATCGTATTTTGCAAAATCCAAATGCCGTTTGGTGCATCGTGGCGCACGTTGGTGCAACGTGGTAAAATTATTAGTTTTTTAAGAAAATAGTTTTTGGCTGTTAGACTAAAAGGCACAAAAAAGCCGCTACACCATTACGATGCAGCGGCTATGTATGTGAGTTTTAGCAATGTCGGGATCGTGTCCCTATGGCTTGTTGGTCACCGTCTTTATAACGGCATCCTCGGTGAGCCATTCAAGCGGATACATGGCATCAAGCAAACCGTGTATTCTCAACTCGTAGTCGGGTGGAAGTTCCTCCAACAACCATTTCACGTAGTCGCGTGTCTGCCTGATCGCATCACGGAACGTGTCGGCATTATATACCGGCATTCCGTCACGGTCTGTTATCACCAGACTTGTAACTTTCTTAGGCTTCTTGTATCTCATATCTGTGTCCTCCCTTGTTTTACTCGTCCGCGTCCTCAATCCAACAGTAGTTAAGAAGATACTCCAACGTGCCCTGCACGCTTCGCACCTTGCTCGCACTTACCTTCACGTCCTCCGGCAAACCTGCCATGAGGTCGTTAACGAAATCGTACACCTCGGCGATGTTCTTCTTTAAATCCTCTGCATCGGTGTTCACGTTGCTACTTACTAAAATAGTGTCCTTGTGTTTCTTATCTGTAACTATCATATCTTATTCTCCTTTATTCATTAAGTTCATTAAATTGTCTGTATCCATTCCCATCATCACGCCCACGGCCTTTACAAAACGCTGCATAAGGTCGGTTGGGGTCTGTGGCATCGTTGCCGCTGTCGGCTTGCCCTGCTGAGGCTTTGCCGTCTCGGTCGGTGTCGGTGGGGTGGTAGGGACCCTGTCCTCCTTTGCGTCCTTTGGATGCTGTGGCAATGCAAGCTGCTCACGGCTCAACCCTGTGTTGTTGCCGAATGCCGCCAATACCTGTTTGTGTACCTCGCTGCTGATGGACCACGTACGCTTACACATGAGGGCGAAGCCACCAACTGTAATGTAATAGCATCTGTTGGCTCTCTTGCAATTGGTCTTCTTCGCCCAATCGTCCGACTTGATAAACATACGGCTTGGGCGGCTCGAATACTTGAACATACGCTGCACGCTGTCCATCACGTCGCCATGTCTGCGCCCTGTCAGTCTTGCCAACGTGCGTGAACTGATTACACGCTTGCCGTTCATTACCTCCACGATGCCGTCCTCTGCTGTGGCGGTCTGCTGCTCGGTTGTCTGTGGCTCTGCCTGGCGCTTTCTGCTCTTGGCTGGCGGCATAGCTGCCACGCGTGCATCTATCGCCGCCTCCTCTCGATCCTCTCGCTCCAGAAGTTTCTCGTACTCCTCGGCTTCCTTTCTGTCGTGCTCCTCAATGGCTTTCGCCATCTGCTCGGCTCTTATCTTAGCCTCCATTTCGTTGAACGCCTTGATGTAAGCCTCTTTCCACTTCGCTGCCGTCTTTCCGGTAAAACCCATAACAAGAAACATGAAGCCATCACGGGTAATGTAATACATTGGCAATTTTTTGCTACCATTGTTAGGTAACTGCTTGATAATGTGCGACGGCTCAAAATTGAGCTTTCGGAAATCATCACTACATTCAAGGTTCTGAATGTCTCTTAAAACATTCTTGTGTTGCTTTCCGAAAACCTCCGCTACTCTCAAAGATGTAGTAACGGCGTGCTCGTTTTCTACTGCTACCAAACTTAACTCTTGGCCGGTGGGTGCAACCTGCACCACTTCCGCTACCTGCTCTACAGGATTTTGATCTGATACGTTACTTGACATAACAATATGAATTTGACAAAAACGAAAAAACCGCGCTACGTGCTGTCAGGTCTCATATTGCAAGAACCCCGGGGCATTTCTGCTACCCGACACGGCGCGGCTATCTCTTTATATAGAAATATCCTATTATACTTACTATGGCATGGATACAAAAATAGCCGCTACGTTACGGTGAACGGCGGCAACATCTGTACCGCAATATGAAATTTGACACTGCAAAGATACATAAAAAAGTTTAAAGCACCAAAGATTTTCGGTAAAAAGTTACTTACTTATACCAAATTTTTGTATTTTTGCATTCAAATTACAAATTTTAAGTATAATAAGCATGAAGAAGATATTGTTTTTGTTCGCCTTTCTCGTCCTTGGAGTGACGGCAAAGGCCCAGTATGTTTCAAACCTTGATGAAATAGAATTGTTAGGCACCTGGAAAGTTACGGCGGCTAATGGTGATATAATGGGTATCTCAGATATAGTGACCTCATTCACTTTTAATGACGGCAAAGACTCCTTTGTAGAGTTCTCGCAAAATCATGTTGAGCGTGTGCCTATTTACATAGTTGGCGGTACTGCAACAGGTCGTTATACATTACATTTGATGCGAAAAGTCGATTATGACGGCTATTTGGGTATCTCATCCGTTAATTTTGAGGTTTACCAATTCGGCAACAACACCATGACGCTTCGTACCTACGACAAAAGCGTAACCATAAAATTAGAAAAGCAATCTGCTTCGTCTGTTTCCTCTGTCAAGGCTGACGCAAAGGCAAGCGGCAAAGCCTACACCCTCGATGGCATGACCGCCACCGACACAACAAAGGGCATCATCATTCAGAACGGCAAAAAGAAGATACGCAAATAAACAAACCCCGATAAGTGATTGAACCTATCGGGGTATGTTTTGTTATATGGTCTGATTTGCAGTAAAAGCCTTTTTTCCAACAATACGATAAGGTTCTGTAAGTAAAGTCTTATCGAAGAAACATATTTGTATCTTGTCTGGCTTGCACAAAACCACCTTAGCGTCGGGAAACCTGACGGGCGTTTTTTCAAAGGTATTGGGGTGCGGCCAAACCCTAATCGCCTTATAGTTGAAATCCTCTTTTTCCTTTTTCATATATGCGAGTACGACAGGAAACTTTACTGTCTTAAGATTTCGCTGTTCCTTTATAAGTTTCGCGCATTCTATGAACTCGTCAAACTGCCGTATGTCACCCACCAAATCATAAAGCAAAGGTGAATTTTGGTCGTAGGTCGTTTTACAAATGATATACCCTTTACTGCTGTAAACAGTATCGCCCCACCATCTGGCATCCGCTATTCTCGTATCCCAGAAATAATAACCCTCACCCAGCCACGGTTCTTTTGTTCCGCTTTTCAAAATGCCGTTGGCATACCGCTCTGAACAGAAATACGGGCCGTGGTCTTCCACCTCCTCATCGTTCTGCCGGTCTTCGAGTGTCTGGTATATATCCGTGATCTTCATGTTCTCCGAACTATTCAATAACGGTTGTCTGTTCTTTCAGTTCCTCAGTAATCCCCATGAGGTTGATTGTAGGCAATACTACAGGCTGCACGTTAGCCTGCAAGGTTATTGTACTTACAAAAGCCCTGATGTATGGAAATACGATGGCAAGGCTGTTAGGGTAGAAGTATTCAGGAATGTCGGCGATAGTAATACCACCGCCAAACGAAAACGAAGCCACACACGAAACCTTTACTACCTCCGTGTTAGTCTCTGTGCATCCTACCATAACGTCAAAGTCCAATTCATAGCGTGCCTCCTTTGCGTGAAACACTCCCTTAGGACTGAAAGATATATTCAACTCGGCATTGTCTGGTATGTTAAAGTCCAAAGATGCCTTAGTGAAACGATAATCATCTAATTTAAAAGCTGCTTTTTCCATGATTGCCTTATGCTGCTAAACAATACTTTGCGTCTGCTGCAATGCCATTTTCCCCTGCTCTGACTGATACGTCATATCTGTGTGTCTCCTCTTTCTCCTTGGAGTTGGAATACGACACGGCTGTACCGAAATTCTCCCTAACGAATTCGGCGTACTCAATGACATCGGGGCCAATCTCATTGAGATATTCTATTTCTCTCCAATCCTTTTCGATTACATCCTTTGGGGTGTTCTCGAAGTAATCTTTGAGGCTTTCAAAAAGATTTCCCATAATTCTTAATTTATTTAATGTTTTGTTTAATGTTTTGTACTTTTGGACTGCAAAATTAATATTTTTAATTCAAACAGCAATATTTTTTGCCCGTTAGTTACTTACTTATACGAATATTTAACACTAATCGTCCTAAAAAACTCATTCTAAGCGCATTTTGCGGCAAAAACACGTAAACTGGTTGTAAACGGGTTTACAACTGTTACACTATTGTTTCACATCGCAAACGCCAAATTATCGGTACGGAAAACGGCGATTTCCATACGGCAAACCGCCGATAACCGTACCGATAATCTCACGGCTCACCCAGGGCATCCACTATTAGGCGCACTTGTGCCGGTGTAAAACTGCGGCTGCGCTCTGTGTAACCAATGGCGGCAAGCTGCTCCATAAGCCCGGGGTATAGGTGCATCCATCGACGGAATTTCTTCCACGCCGATTCGGGCATGATGCAATTACAGTACTTTGACGCAAGTTCCATGCGGCCGTACTCCTTTATCTTGAAATTATCTTTGTTCTGTTCCATGGGTGCAAAAGTAAGGAAAACAAACGTGAAAATACAATTAATCGCTGCCTACAACAGACGGTAACAGGACACAACGGCACGCATCCGGATTCTTGCCAAAAATGGCTGCTATCTTTGTGGCGGCAATAGTGCCAAACAACCTTTTAAACGCAAATAGTATGATACGTTACAAGAAGTACAAAAGCAATCAGACGGGCGTAACCAAAAACAAGTGGTACGGCCGTGCCGTTACCGAACTTATGGAGTTTGAGGAATTCGTAAAGCACATGGCAAACCATCACTGCGTGTTCGGTGAGTCCACAATCCGCGGCGTGCTGATCGAAATGCAGATTTGTATGCGTGAGCTGCTGTTAGAAGGCAAGGCGGTACGCCTCGATGACCTCGGCATCTTCCGCATTGGCCTGGAAACCTCCGCGGCTACCACCGCCAAGGAGTTTACCGCCGACAACATTAAGGCTGTGCGCCTTAACCTCTATCTCGGCAAACGCTTCCGTGCTGCAGACCTCTACAAAGATGCCAAGTTCCGTGAGGCTGGCAAGTATGATGGCGGCGGTGACGATGGCGGCGAGACTGCCGGTACCCACGATGAGGGTAGCAACACCAGTGGCGGCAATATGCCGGACAGCGGTTCCACCGATGATTCTGCCGATGTTGGTCTAGAGTAATGGTTCCTGTAATTAGTGGCGGAATATCGTCAATAATGCCGTTTTTTGACGTTTTGACGGCATTTCGCCACTTTTGCGTATAGTTTTACCTCTCGTAGGTATAAAGTAGCCCTAACGTCATTAAAAGCGTTATCGCCCCATCTATCTTGCGGTATTGTGACACTTTGAGCGGCTTTTTGTTCTCCAGATTGTCGGTATCTATCACGCAATTTTCCAAACAGAAAGCGTTAATAGGGTTGTCGTTAAACTCTATCTTTACCGGGTCGCTCCATGCAAGCATCTCAAAACTTTCAACTGGTAGGTTAAAGTTTCCGTAGGTCTGACTAAATGGGGTTAGCACGTTCCTCGCTCCGACTGACTTTAAGATACTCGTTAGCTCCTGCGCCTTGTAAGCATCATAGCCGATACGGATAATATTAACCAACTTACTGCGGCGTAATATGTCCTCGGTAATCATCGCCGTGTCTATCTTCTGCCCTTTGCAGAAAATAAGATATCCTTTTTCGTTCCAAAGCCTATAAAGCTGCTCATTGGGATGCCCTTTTAACGCTCCCTCCGGGAAATAGTAATCAGTATGCGTGTAAAACTGCTTTGTGCCCGATAGGTACACGGTATAAGATACTGCGCTGAAATCATCATGCACCGACAAGTCAAACGCCACGGCACAATCTGGGCGGCCCTGCACCTGATCTATACAGAAATTGCCCAATAATTCTTTTGCCTTTTCGTGGGTAAACCACGTTTTTTCGTCGTTTATCGTGAAAATATTAAGCAATTTCGTGCGAAAAGCCAACATATTTTCGGCTGATAACTGGGCGGTCTGATACTCATTTTCGTAGTAGTCCGGTTGCACCGTGATACCCAAATGCGGCTGCACCTTTGCCCACGTCTTCGGACTATCCTCCGCATCGTCCACATCAGGCATGAATATGGATGCAAACATGGTGTCGCTTTCTGCTTCTCCTCGTAGTACCGTCATCACTCCGTCTAGTTCATGGGCAAATGGGCCATCTACCACATCGCTTGCCGTGGTGATAATGATAGTTAGAGGTTCACGCCTTGGCCCCATTGATGTTGTCAATACGTTTTTGAGGTCTGCGCCGTTCTTACCTGCCGTGTTTCTGGCTTGGGCGTACTCGTCCATTATCACCAATGAGGCAAACAAACCATCTTTGGTTTTGGCGTTGGCGGTTAAACATTGTATGAGGCTATCACGTCCACGGTCTTTGAAAGTAATCTTTTCACGATTAACCCTAAAGTGCTTTTCCTTTGGGTCAATATCAAACATGATGTTTCGTATCTCATCAAAACAGATTTTCGCCTGATCGTAGCTATTTGCGCCTACGTATGCCTGGGCGTTGTTGTCACCGAAAAGCATATCATAAACCGCCAAAGCTGCGCACGATGTCGTTTTACTGAACTTTCGGGGCACGAATAGGTAGGCGGTACGTATCAGTCTGCGCCCATCGTCTCGGGCAAAGCCATAGATATTAGCAAACTGGTAGGCCTGCACCGGGGTTAGCTTATAGCGTGTGCGCCCTCGGATGCCACTAAACCGCAAAGCCTCGTAGAACTTGAAAAAACGCTTTACTCGCTTGGGCTTCCAATCGTACTTATCCAGCATCTGCAAAAAGCGTCTTACTCCCAATATCTCATACAGGTTGTGTGCGTCTGGGTGGTCTATCACTCCAAACACATAATCGCCGATACGCTTATCTGTATCAATAAGCGCACGGCGGTAGCGGTCGGCGTATGTATTGCGCCCCTGCTGCAACTGCTCCGATACCTCGGCTTTCAGTTGTCGAAATCTTCCTTTTTCTTCTTCTGTCATTCGTCGCCCTCCTGCATCGCTGCCATAAAGTCGTTAAAACTATCGTTGTCACTCTTTCGTTCCTTGCTCTCGGTGTTCATGCCCAAAGCCCTTAACGCTTTCTGTCCCTGCTGCAACAACTCGATATATAGCTTTTCTTTCGGGTCAATCGTCTTGCGTTCGTTACCCTCTCGGCTGTACTCCACGTTTACGGCCTGGTGTCCGTCTGCCATGATCTCATCGCCCAAAATGTCGGCACGTACCAACAACTTAGCCGTAATATCTACTTGGTATGTAAGTTCGGCGGTATATTTGCCTTGCTTCTTTAGCAACTTCACGATATACGCTTTTTTGCTCTTAATCTTGGCGGCTATCTTCTTGTTGTCTTCCTCTGTGGATGGCTCCGGCAAAGTCTGGCTAACTGGCAATGGGCCGGCGGTCTTTGGCTGCGCCTTGTCGCTGTAACCACGTTTCTTGCCCTTTGTCTTCAGGTAGAAGATAATAGCCGTTGTGTCGTTGGCGTTAATCGACTGCATCAACTTACTTTCAACAAAATCTACCTGCGTCTCGGTGATCTCATCTACTTTCTCCTTAAACTCCGGGTCGGCGTTGTACCATCTGTAATAAGTACTGCGCCCTATGCCTATCGCCTCGCACGCTGTGGCTATGATTCCGTAGCCATGCGCCAAAGCCTCCAAAAACTTTTGTTTCTTTTCTTCCATGCTGCGTTACTTTTCAAATGAGCGGATGCCGTCGAAGTAGTCTTTGTAAAACTCAAACAGTCCCTTATCAACTGTTATACTTCCCTGCTCCGTTCTTGGGTTAGTGTTAATGTTTGCGCTTGTCTGTATGCCGAAATAAAAGCCCTCATCGTAGTTGCACCCTGCGTATATCTTGCTGTGGTTCTTGAATACTGCGGCACGTCCTGCCTCTGGGTGGTCCTGATAGAACTTTTGTACCATCTGCCATTCAATCTTATAGCTGCCCGGGAATATCTCGCCCAAATACATATCAAGTTTCTTAATGCGCCCTTGCTCGTACCATTGCCGTACCTGCAAAATATCCTCTGCCGCCATGCACCATGTCGATAGTAAACAATAGTCCAAATCATGCTGATTAAGCACCACTTTCAGGTAACTAAGGCTATCCACGTCTCCGGCGGTGATAAAATTGTAGGTGGTATGGTCTTGCAGCTTGACGTACTGCATTGCCTCCAGTAACTTGACCTCGCTAAATGCCCGGCGGTACTCGTAGCGTTGTGATAACTCGGTACACTCCTTTGTACGTCTATGCGCTCGCTTTGCCTGGGCGGTTGCCTCGGCTGTGGTTTCTTCCGGCTCCACCTCATCGGGTGCTGTCTCTTATACACA